ACAACCTTTGTACAAAAGAAACAATCATGGGAGGCAGAAGATGGTTGCCATGATGACCTTGCTATGTGTCTTGTTATTTTTGCTTGGTTAGTAGCACAGGACTACTTTAAGGAAATGACAGATACGGATGTCCGTAAACGCATTTATGAGGAACAGAAGAATCAGATTGAACAGGATATGGCTCCATTTGGTTTTGTTTTAAATGGTGTAGATGATGAAGATGAGTTTGTAGATGAAGAAGGTGACAGATGGGCAAAGGTTGATGAGTATGGGGATCTGTCATATATGTGGGAGTACAAGTAATGCGTGTTGTTATTGTTAGTGGTGGATTTGACCCAATCCACAGTGGACACATTGAACACTTTAAAGAAGCAAAGAAATTAGGAGACATCCTTATAGTAGGATTGAACTCTGATGCATGGTTAACTAGAAAGAAGGGTAAACCATTTATGCCCATAGAAGAAAGAATGGCAGTTATTAGAGAATTGAGAATGGTTGATAGTGCTGTAGGATTTAATGATGATAATAATAGTTCTATAGATCTTATCAATAAAGCATTAGTATTGTTTGATGATGTATTATTCGCTAATGGTGGAGATAGGACACAAGATAATATTCCAGAGATTGATGCTTTCGATAAAGATCCTAGAGTTCAGTTTGCATTTGGGGTTGGTGGTACACATAAACAAAATTCTAGTAGTTGGATCTTAAAGAAATGGAATTCGACTTAGAATCTCAATTTGATCATGGTGATTTACTACTGACCGAAAGAAGATGTAGAGTCTGTGGTTGTGTCAAAAATTTAATTGAAGGTTTTTATATAACACATAAGAATAGTACACACCTTCCATCATCATATTCATATGAATGTAAAGAGTGTACTGTTAAAAGAGTAATTGCTAGTAGAAAAAGAAAAAAATATGAGGATGGTATTAAGGATGGAGATTTTTATGAAGAACCTGTTGGACATGATTATCTCTACCCTGATTGGTAATGTTCACGCATTGTTTCCCCGATTAAAACACCGCAAATAATAAATAATCATAGACAAATTGGAATCTATAGGGGTTAAAATAAGATGCCACTAAATCTCGCATCTCCTGGTATAGTTGTAAGGGAAGTAGACCTAACCAACGGTAGAGTCGATGCTACATCGACAAAGACTGGTGGATTGGCTGCACCGTTTGCAAAAGGACCAGTTGAGAGTCCTCAGCTCATAGAGACAGAAGCGGATCTTCTGGACACCTATGGACAACCTTATCCTAAGGATAATCACTACGAGTACTGGTTAACTGCTTCATCCTTCCTTGCCTATGGTGGGGTTATGAGGGTGGTTCGTGCAGATGACGAAGAACTCAAAAATGGTTTCGTAGGATCAGCAACTAGTGTTAAGATTAAAAGTCCTGAGGACTACATTAACAGTGGATATGCTGAGAACACCATTCCTGGTGTTGTATATGCTGCTAAGAACCCAGGTTCTTGGTCTAATGGCATTAAGGTGGCAACCATTGACGGATTTGGAGATCAAGTCTTAAGTGGTATTAAGACTACTGAAGTATTGGGTTATGGTTCAACAACTATTCCAATTGCTCCTATAGATCTTAAGGTTGGTTACGCTGTAACACAAACAGTTCCTGCAAACACAGTTATTGCTGGTGCTGGTTCTACTAGTGTTTTAGATGGATACTTTAAAGGACAGATTGTTGAAGTAGGTAATTCTGCAATTACCGTTAAGATGATCTCTCATGTATCTTCTGGTGGAACAGAAACAAATGTTGACTATCAACAAGGTGGAGTTTGGCAGTTTGAAGAATCAAGCACTCTTGGTATTCACACTGGTGAAATAAGAAGATATGGTAGTTGGAGAGGTCTTGCTCCTGGAACATATTCTGGAGTTTGTACTTATACCAGTTCTGCAGATTGGTTCGATCAACAGGAAATAGAACTTAACAGTGGTGTAAAAGTAAAATGGAACACAATCGCTGATAAGCCTGGAACATCTTCATACGCTGCTACTAGAAACGCTAGATTCGATGAACTACATGTTGTGGTTTACGATGATAGTGGTAAGATCACAGGTAACTCTGGTTCAGTACTAGAGAAGTTCACTAATTTGTCTAAAGCAAAAGATGCTCAGTATTCTGCTGGTTCATCTTCTTACTGGAGAAAAGTAATTGAAATAGGTTCTGCTAACCTCTTCGCTGGTGGTCCTCCTGCCATCAATATGAACTTGGGTATTACTTCACAGATTGGAATCACAACCACTGGTTTTGATACTGATAAGTGGGATACATTTGGAGACGGTGGATGGGATCAAGATGCTGAAAACATTTCATTCAGTTCTCTTGGTAACTATGTTGCTACTCTTAAGAAGGGTAAAAACTATAATGGTATCTCTACCATCACTGAAGCAAATGCTCTTAACTTAGATATCGGTGCTCTTTCAGAAGCATATGATTATCTTCGTAACCCAGAAGAAATAGATGTTGACTTCTTACTTCAAGGTTGCTCAAACCACGGAAAGAATGAAACACAAGCATTAGGTAACAAACTAATTGAGATTGCAGAGTTCAGAAAGGATGCTATTGCATTCCTATCACCTTGGAGAGGATGCTTCTTAAGTTCCTCTGGAGATGGTGAGTCACTTCAATTGAAGCCAGACACTGTAACCGATAACCTTGTTAGTTACTTCTCGCCAATCACATCAAGTTCCTATGCTGTTCTTGATAGTGGTTACAAGTACATGTATGATAGGTTCAATCAGCAATTCCGTTATGTTCCAATGAACGGAGACATCGCTGGTACATGTGCTAGAAACGATATTAACAACTTCCCTTGGTTCTCACCAGGCGGAACCGCAAGAGGTGCGATTCTAAATGCTGTTAAACTAGCATACACACCTAATAAAGTACATAGAGACAAACTGTACTCTAACAGAATTAATCCAATCATTACTTCACCTGGAGCTGGTATTATACTCTTCGGTGATAAGACTGGGTTGGGTAGGTCTTCTGCCTTTGATCGTATTAATGTTCGCAGATTGTTTATCTTCCTTGAGAAAGCAATCGCTGCTGCTGCTAAAGACATTCTCTTTGAATTCAACGATGAGATCACAAGGATCAACTTTATCAACATTGTTGAACCATTCCTTCGTGATGTACAGTCTAAGCGTGGTATTCAAGACTTCATCGTTATTTGCGATGAGACCAACAATACCCCTGCTATCATTGACAGTAACGAATTCGTTGCTGATGTCTACATCAAACCAGCAAGGTCTATTAACTTCATCGGACTAACCTTTGTTGCTACACGCACAGGTGTTTCCTTCGACGAGGTTATTGGAAAAGTCTAATTTATTAACTCAACATAGGTAACAAGACCAATGGCAATCAATTCCGCAAACCCACCAAAGACTTCGGAAAGGACCATCGACAAATTTAAGTCGAGGTTAACGGGTGGAATTGCAAGACCTAATCTATTTGAGGTGGTTCTTGCATTCCCAGATGGCACTGTAGATGAATCAGTAAGTGACATAGATCCTAAAACAAGATTCCTTGTTAAGGCAGCTGCGCTTCCTGCATCAAACATTGCTCCGATTAGCGTACCTTTCAGGGGTCGTCAATTAAAGATTGCAGGAGACAGGACATTCGATGAATGGACAATCACCGTAATCAATGATACCGACTTCGCTATCAGAGGTTCCTTTGAGAGATGGATGAACTCCATGTCCAAAGTATCTGACAATGCAGGTAACATCAACCCAGAAGATTACACTAAAGATGCATATGTATACCAGCTTGGAAGAGCAGGTGTTGATGCAGGTTCTCAATCTTCACAAGCAAATATGCCTATACTTAGAACTTATAAGTTCTATAGTGTATTCCCAACAAATGTTTCTCAGATTGATCTTTCATATGACTCTTCAGATGCAGTTGAAGAGTTCACTGTAACCCTACAGGTTCAGTGGTGGGAAGCAGATGGACAAGGTGGAGCAGTAGGCTAACCTTTTTTGCCATACTAAATAGAAAGGTATCAAGGTATCTTTCTATAAAATGGCTCGGTTGTTTGGTTTCAAAATTGAGGACAAAGATGATCTCCCTAAGGGAGTAGTATCCCCCATTCCGCAGACAGGCGAGGATGGGGTTGATTATTATATACAGTCTGGTTTCTCTAGTCAGGTAATAGATCTAGAAGGGATCTATAAAAATGAGCATCAGGCAATAAGGAAATATAGAGAAATGGCACTCCACCCTGAGGTGGATAACGCAGTAGAAGATATTGTAAATGAAGCGATTGTATCTGATACCAACGATTCTCCTATAGAAATAGATTTAGATAATCTTAATGCTTCTGATGGTATTAAAGATAAGATTAGAGCAGAGTTTAAACATATCAAGGATCTTTTAGATTTCGATTCTAAGGCGCACGAAATTTTTAGAAATTGGTATATTGACGGAAGGATTTATTATAATAAAGTAATTGATATGAAGAAACCTCAGGATGGTATCCAAGAACTGAGGTATATTGACGCAATGAAAATGCGTTATGTTCGTAAGGAACAGAAAAAGAAAGACTCTTCTGCTGGTGGTGTATTCAATACATCAAATACACATGAATCGGAAAAGGTATATTTTCCAAAGATAGAAGAGTATTTCATGTATACTCCTGAACCAAGATACCCTACCAATATGGCAATGGGTGGTGCAGGTACAGCAATGTCGGGGGTTAAACTTGCAAAAGATACGATTACATATTGCACTTCTGGTCTTGTCGATAGGAATAAAGGTACATGCCTATCGTATCTCCAAAAAGCAATTAAGTCGCTCAATCAACTTAGAATGATTGAGGATAGTCTAGTTATATACAGACTATCTCGTGCTCCAGAAAGAAGGATATTCTACATTGATGTAGGTAACCTTCCTAAGATTAAAGCAGAGCAATATCTAAGAGATGTAATGTCTCGCTATAGGAATAAGTTGGTATATGATTCAGGTACAGGTGAAATAAGAGATGATAAAAAATATATGTCCATGCTTGAAGACTTCTGGTTACCTAGAAGAGAAGGTGGAAGAGGAACTGAAATTACTACACTTCCAGGTGGACAGAACCTTGGAGAATTAGCTGACATTGAGTATTTCCAGTCTAAGTTGTATAGATCACTTGGAGTACCTGAATCTAGAATTGCTGGTTCTGGTGATGGATTTAACCTTGGTCGTAGTTCAGAAATTCTAAGAGATGAACTTAAGTTCAGCAAATTTGTAGGAAGATTGCGTAAGCGTTTCAGTAAGATCTTCTTAGATATGCTAAGAACACAATTGATTCTTAAGAATGTTATTACCCCAGAAGATTGGGAGATAATGTCTGAGCATATTCAGTTTGATTATATTTACGACAATCACTTTGCAGAACTGAAAGATAAGGAACTAATGGAAGGTCGTTTAGGTCTTCTAGGTATGGTTGAACCTTATGTTGGTAGATACTACTCTACAGAATATGTAAGGAGAAATGTACTAAGACAGAAGGATGCTGAGATTGTAGAGATTGATGAACAGATTGAAGATGAAATTGCTAGTGGTGTTTTACCTGATCCAAATCAACAGATGTTAGAGATGGAGCAAGGTGCTTTTGGTGATCCAATGGCAGACCCAATGCAGCAACAAATGGCAGGAATGGAAGTACCACCTGCGCCTCAACCGCAAAAAATGCCTAAGGACAACGAAGGAGAGATATAAATAACTTTATCAGTATATTATACCATGATGGAAGAACTCGTCAATATGATTGCGACGGATGCGTCTGCAGCAGATGTTAGTGATCAAATAAAAGATATCCTCTATGCTAAATCAGCAAAGAAGATTGATGATCTAAGACCTGTTGCTGCTGGCAACCTTTTTGGTGCGGATGCAGAAGCTGAAGTGGAAACTGAAGTGGAAACTCAACCTGAGGAAGAAGAAACCAATGACTAGAATATTGCCTCTAGGAGAAAAGGCATCATTAGCAGTAGGTACTGGAAATTCCACTACGGTAGATAATGCTACTGTAGTAAGAGTACTTTCAACAGCAGGTGCTGCTGTTGTCGTTAGAACTGAAAATGATGGCACTGTTATAGGATCGTTTACGACTCTCAATAATAGTGTAGACTTGGTTGAAAAAAATGCATCAGATAAGATCTATGTAACAGGTAATGCTGTTGAGGTCTCTAAAGTAGGATTTACCAATTAAACCGATGAAGTTAATCACAGAACAGATTGAAGATGTAGAATTTATCGTTGAAAATCGCAACGGTAAAAAATCTATGTTTATCGAGGGTATCTTCCTTCAAGGAGATATTCAAAACCGCAATGGTCGTATGTATCCAATGGACACTCTTCGCAAGGAGGTTCAGAGATACAATGAAAGTTTTGTGTCTTCTGGTCGTGCAGTTGGAGAACTCGGTCATCCTGAGGGACCAACGGTAAACCTAGATAGAGTTTCCCATAAGATTGTTTCACTTAAAGAAAGTGGATCAAATTTTGTTGGTAAAGCGAAAATTCTGAATACGCCAATGGGTCAGATAGCACAGAATCTTATTGATGAAGGTGTAAAACTTGGTGTATCATCTCGTGGTCTTGGAACCCTAGCAGTTAATGAAGATGGTGTAAAGGTTGTCTCTGATGACTTTATGCTTGCTACTGCTGCTGACATTGTTGCTGATCCTTCTGCACCAGATGCTTTTGTATCTGGAATTATGGAAGGTAAGGACTGGGTTTGGGACGGAGGTGTAGTCAGAGAACAATTAGCGCATAAGACTTATAAAACAATCAATACGCTAGTTGATAATAAACAGCTTGAAGAGAACAAGCTTGGGTTGTTCCAGAACTTCCTATCAAATCTCTAAGATTTTATAAATAAATACAGATTACCACACGATTTTATTCGGAGTACATCAGAAATGGCCGCAAAGGAACTTAAGGAAATGGACAATCCTGTAACAAGGGGTGCGAAGGCTGGTGATCCTATGAAGAAAGTAGATGATTCCACTTCACCTGGAGCATCTGCATCTTACGAGGATCTCGGCGGACCAACACCTCAGAACTATAAGTCCACAGATAATTCTGCTAAAGTGAAATCAGCAAATATTAAGACGGTACAAGATATCGTTAATAAGGGTGCTGGTAAAGCAGATGCGATGCAATCTATTGGCACTGAGGTGCTGAAGCAAGGTGACAACCCTGAAGCAGAAGAGTCTGCTGAAGTTGTTGCTGAAGAACCTACTAAGGAGGAAACTACCGTGTCAGAGGAAGAAGTTAAGGAAGAACCTACAGTTGATGTAGAGGAAGACCTTTCTGCTCTGTTCGGTGGCGAAGAACTTTCTGAAGAGTTCCAAGAAAAAGCTAAAACAATCTTTGAAGCAGCAGTTAACTCTAAAGTTAATGTTGTTAAAGAAGAGATGTCTGCCGAATACGAAAAGACTTTGACAGAGCATCTTGAGCAAGTCAAGTCTGAGTTGGTAGAGCGCACCGATGCATACCTTGAGTATGTGTCAGATGAGTGGCTCAAAGAAAATGCAATCGAGGTCGAGCATGGACTCAAGACCGAGATGACAGAATCATTCCTTAGTGGAATGAAGAGTCTTTTTGAAGATCATTATGTATCAATCCCTGACGA